CCTCATCCTGATCAAACATAAGGATGATGCTGTCATATTTGCATAGCCACTCAATGGCATTAGCTACTGCTTTCTTAGCACCTGCTGCACCATTGGGTACACTGACCACACTATACTTGTTGTCAAAAGTTTGACTAAGTGATAGTGCATCTACCTCACCCTCTACAATAGTAATCATCTTACCACCATCACGGCATAGGTGCTGACCATAGAGGCCAGCCTCTTTGAGATTACCTAGTACACTGAAGTCTTTGTTAGGAAAGCGTAGCTTCTGTGCCACAATCTCGCCTTCTTTATTATAGTAAGAGGCAACCTGTACCTTCTTACCATGATAATCAGCGACACCATAACCCCAATGCCTAGCTGTTTTCTCAGTAATCTTTCTACCACTAAAAGCCCTTGGCTCCGGCGTTAGGAAGTTGCTGTAGTAGTCAGTCATCTTCACTACGTTCTGCATGTCCTCTCCTTCTGCTGGTGTGTATGTGTTGCAAGAGAAACAGTAGTGATGACCATCAGTATAGAAAGCATTGGCATCACTACTGCCACATTTTAAACAGGCTTCATGCCCAATGAGTTCACTATCGTCCACCTAATCCATTCCTCAGGGTACGTGCTGTATTCTCCAATCCCTTTGCAATCTCTAGGATAAGGTCATCGTCATACTTGATGTCATCTGAGAGCATTGCATGTGCCATGTCATAGTAGTTGACATACTCTACTAGTTCATGCTGGTCTACATAGACTGATACACTCAGTCCATTGGTATCAAACTCAGCGTTCATATCTACTTCGGATACCCATTCTTCTCTGATGTCTATGACACTCATTGTAACCACTCCTCTGGTATAGTACCCTCTGCCCAAACAAAACCTTGTCGGTCTGCCCATTCACCACAAGTCATCTTAGACCCATCCTTTCTTTTCTTAGCACCTTGTATTGTAGAGTCTGCCTTTTGAAAGACAAAGCGTACATCCAACTCTGGATACTGTGCTTTGATTGCCTTCATCTTGCGTTGGCTATCCTGTCTAAGATAACCCTTGAGTTCTACAATCATACTACCCACTGCTAAGTCAGGGATGTAGTGACGCTCCACATGGTAGGCCAGTTTCTCTGGCTCATACTTGTATGGAACGCCACGTTCATCTAGGTCTTGGATGACTCTAGCCTCAAAAGTCCCCTTCGTCATTCGCACTGTCCTTTGATACGCTAGGGATGTCATCTTCAAAGCGAGCTTCTTGGTTGTTGTCCTTGTCTACTGCTGCAGCAACGAACCCACCCTCTACTGCCTCTAGTCCAGCAGTATCCATAGACTCTGCTAGGTGGAGAATTTGAAGCTGCTTGAAACGTAGTGACACACCCACTGTCTTGTTACTTAGCATGACATATGGGTAAGGCTCAACCACAATCTTAACTGTGGATTTAGCTGTCACCTTTACTGGCTCAGTAATGGGTGTTGCCTTAGCATTAGGATTGTTACCCTTTCCCAAGGTAGAGTCCCATACTACTGGCTTCTGAGTAAATGAACCACCATCCTTGCGTTCAACAACAGCCTGAAGCTTCGCCTTGATTAGTGTTTCACCAGTCTCATTACCATCCATGTCTCTTGACTTGGAACCTGTTGGTACTATGGACAGGGACTCTGCGAGTTGCTTTCGCTTATTCTCAGGAGCTTCCTTGATAGCTTGGTCTAGCTTCTTCATTGCTAGGTCATCAAGATATTCACATAGTTTTTCAGCTTGTTCTGGCTCTACGTTGATAGCTACGTCATACACACCATGTGGTTTGACGAACTTTTTGTTAGGTTCAAAAGGGTTGCACCATGCAACAGTTCCTTGAATTGTAATAGTGTCCATACGATTTCTCCTGTCATTATGGATCGTTAGTCAGGCTAGAGGTACAGTTTAGAACTAGGCAAAAAAGTACTGTGATTCCAGTATCTTATGTAGTTCCAAGTTACCCCTGTTTGGTGGGTGAGGTACATCCTCAGTCCCAAGTGTGACTATAGCATGTTCTCTTAGCTCAGTCAACACATCATGTTCAGTATACAACCGAACAAACTCTTGTCTTAGTACTTCCGATAGGCGTGGCATGTCAGAACTGTGTGTCCCATAGCTGTCATGCACCATCGCAAAGTCCACGATGCCCTGCTGTTTGCAGGTATTGATAGTCTTAGTCATAGCTGCTGCATCCATAGAGTGAATGAAGTTAGGGCTAGCACCTGATGCAGTGCGTCTTTTACTTACCTCATCTTCCCTATCCTTGTTGAAGATAAGCTGGATGGTGTTACCATTGATCAGGGTAGAGATGCGCTTCTTGTCTACCTCGTTGTAGTTCTGCATGACCAGCCAGTTAGTTGGTGTTACCCACTCCATGTGTCTGTTGTGTTCAGCATAGACAGCACCCACATCCTTGATGTAGTCCATGACTTGTCGTGCAGACTGAATGACACCATTGATTGACTGCCACACATGCTTGGATAGGTAGGCAGTAGCATTGAACAAGTCATCACCAAAGATATCAGGCTCACCCTTCTCAATCCTATCTCGTATTGCTTCGTCAATGTAGGTACGACAGGCGTGGATAGTACCACTGTAAGGTACAATCATCACTGGTCTTTTAGTTACACTGCGATTGATGCCAAACTCTAGTAATTTTTTTGCAAGATTTTCGCCTTGCTCTGCGTCCTTCATAACAGCCTTGATGGTTTCTTCTGCTACCTCAGTGTAGATATCCTGAGGCAAGTCAGCAGGTATCAGGTTAGTAGCCCTGCCACCACGCTCATCACGTAGGATAGCTGATAGATGTTGCAGTCCATTACAGCTACCATCAGCAGACACAGGTAGATGAGAGATATATCCCCAACCATCCTTGATCAAGCCTGAAAACTCCAGACACCAGCCAAGAAACTGGAATGGTTTGTCAGCATCCAACCACCAGATGTTATCATATGGGTTATCAGCTACACGTTTGATCTCATCAGAGTTATCCCATGCCCATCCCTCACGTTGATCTAGTGTTACCTTGTCATTACCATATAGGTTAGCACCATGAATACACAACCAACGTGCATCATCCCAATTATTGATAGGCTTCCCTGCCTTGAAGGTCAGCAAAGACTTACTCCAGTCTGCTGACTGAGGTGACAGGAAGGTACTACTGGCATACTTGCGTGACCTGAAGTCATTCTGCCATACGTAGTAGAACTCATCGTACTTACTGTATTGTTCAGCCACCTGTAGTGTACGCTCAACCTGTATGCGCTTGCTCACTGTCCTGTTATTGAACGTGTATATTTCATTACGTTTCTTTGACCAGTTCTTAAACAGCTTTCTTTCTTCTTCATCCATTGCTGCTGGTTCCTTGTCAAAGGGGTAGCTAGGCAGGGGTCTGTCTTCTCTGGCTGGTAGACCACCCCACTCCTGTCCACTGTCCCACAGTGAGCGTACAATCGCCAGCAATGGCCTATTTATTGTCCACGTAGTGTGCTGCAGGGTGTTGAGACAATCAAACTCTTGAGATAAGTCGCGCTGTTTCAGCTTGGTCATGTGTTCCCTCATAACTTATCCTCTCCTTACGATAGGCAGAGCGTTCAAAAACTCTGCGTGATACCCACCACCATACACACCAGTCCAGTCCTTGGGTGGTATGATACATGGTGTCCAGCGTGGGCGTGTGGTTTCCATGTGTTCGTTAAATAGTTTGACCCATTCCTCAGTAATGTCAGTAGCACGTAGGAATGTAGTAGTCTTAGTCCTTGATGTTGACAGCTTTTGTAGTCGCACGATGCCTGTGTTCTGAATGATTGCATCAATCAACCTAAGTCCAACATGGATACGCTCTTCACTAGTCCACTCGTACCCCTTGTAGCCATCCTTGTTCATCTTATTAGTCAGGCCAAAGCGTCTGGCTGTTATGCCCTTCTCGTTAGCCTTCTTGATAGTGTTACGTGCAACGCTACCCTCTGCTTGTATCCATTTCTCTAGCCTGTCCTGCATCTCTACATTTGATCCGATAGATTTGGCTACCTTCATCAGTGTATTTGAGAAGCTTATACCATCAACCATAGATACAAGGGCTAGGTAGGCTACCTTGTCAGGCTTCATGCCCTGTAGTTTCTTGTGGGCTATGTCTCTGTTACTGGTTGGTGTGTCCTGTATTTTCTTAACACCTGCTGCAGTATTAGCCACCACAGTAGCAATCATTGTCCTGCCATGAAGTGTGCTGGACTCTCTACCCTTTTGCATAGCAGCATCACGCTCCCTGCGAAACCTGTCTATACCTGCAGTCAACATTTCCTGTTCAAGATGCAGTTGATTTTCTAAAGTGTACCCCAAGAGAAGACCCCCTGTTACCTATATGTTATAGAAAGATAGCAACGATGGGTACTGCTACTACCATGAACAACATGATTACAAACTGTAGACCAATGTATCCTTCGTTGTCATAAAGAAAACCAAATAGTCCTGACATAAAGATACCAAGCAGTATCATGCTTACAAATACAGTCATTACTCTTCACCATAGTTTCTCATCATCCATTGCTGTTGTGCTGTTACTACTTCACCTGTTGGTTGTTCTTGCCACTCAGATAAACAGCCAACACAGAACCACTCAACCAATCCATCTACTGCATACAAGGCTTCAGCCTCACAAGCATTACAGTATGGACAAGTCTTATATGCCATGCTCATAACCCTGCCTCCTCCTTAACTCTTAGTAGTTTACCTGCAGTATACCCATGCTTGAACTTAATGTGATACTCAGCTAGTGTATCCTCATCATACTGGTTGT